AAAGGACTTTAACGCCGTTATCGCAGCCTTGCCCACGGTCGAGAAGAATGCGTTCTTGTCGGTGCTTAACGACCGCACCAAGTGGAATAGCTTTGCTACCGGCGTAGCTACCGCTGCGGCAGCTACATCGCCCATCGAATCGTCCAACGCTATGGGCGAAGAAAACCGCAACAACTTGAGGCAATGATGGATTCACAAGACATGTTCAACATCGTCGTCTCATTCGCCGGGTTTATGGGTGGCTGGGTGCTGAACAACATCTACAAGACGATGGAGCGGCTGGACAAAGATGTGCGTCAGATGCCGCTGATGTACGTCACGCAAAGCACATACCGCGCGGATATCGACGAGATCAAGGGTATGCTCACCCGGATTCACGACAAGCTGGATCACAAGGTGGACAAATGAGCCTGCGAAAGAAACAGTCCCGGTTCGCCCGCATGGCGGGTCAACTGATCGCCCAGGCGTACAAGATGGGCTACGAGGTCACCCTCGGCGACGCCTACCGCGACCCCCGCGTGCATGGCAACATGGGCGTCCGCAAGTCCTACAGCCACCCGTCCAGCGCCCACAAGCTGCGCCTCGCCATCGACCTTAACCTGTTCAAGGACGGGCAGTTCCTTGAGCAGTCCTCCGACCACCAGCCGCTGGGCGAGTGGTGGGAGAAGCAGGCGCCCGACGCCCGCTGGGGCGGACGTTTCAACGACGGCAACCACTATTCGCTGGAACATGAAGGTGTGAAATGAGCCTGAAAAGCATGGCGGTCAGCCGCCTCAATTACGATTGGATCGGCCTTGCCACCGCCCTGCTGGGGTTCCTGATGGCCGCAGACCTGAGCTTCATCCCGGCACGCTGGACCGGCGCGCTGCTGCTGTTCCTTGGTATGGCGAACGTCACGCTTGCCTGGTATCGCGCTCAGGTCGGCGTGGGCGGGCAGCGGTCCCTGTGATCGAAGCGCGCCTGCTGGCCTACGCGCTGATCGCGGGCGTAGGTCTGCTGGTCGTCACCACCGTCATGCACTGGCGCTCGCAAGCCCAGCGCCTGCCGGAAGTTGAGATGCGGCTGGCGGCGACGCTGGCCGCTCAGGAAACCGCGCGGCGTATCAGGACCGAGGTCACACAGAACTATGCCCAAGAAATGGATCGTCTGCGTAACAAGCCTCCTCGCGTTATCCGGGTGTGCGACGCCCCAGGCGTGCCTGCAACCGGAGCCGCCCCCGGCGGAACTGATGATTCCCGCGCCGAAGGAGGGGAGCTTCAGGGAGAGACTGGACGCGATATCGGACCCGCCCTCTACGTCGAGGCCGACCGCGCCGACGCGCTAGCCGCGCAACTTCGCGCGCTTCAGTCGTGGGTCTCCAGTTCGATCAGCACATCCAAGTAATGGCGGGCCTTCAGTAGGTCGTTCAGCCCGCCCTTGCTACGCCAGCGCGTGACGTACTTGATGACGCACCCCTCGACGTAGCCGATGCCGTTGGTGTGGATGTACTCGACGGGCTGAATGGTCAGGTTCTTGTAATGCTCGCCGCCCACCTGTTCATCCAGCGCGCTCACGCCACCGCGTCCTTGATCAGTTCGCGGCGCTCGCGGGCGTCACGCATGGCGCAAAACCGCTGGTGCAGCCGGATCAGGAACGTCATGCGCTTGGCGCCATTCTTCTCTGCGAACAGCAGATCCTGGATCTGCTCTTCGTCCATGCTCGGCAGCATCGCCAGTAGTTCTCGGTAGTTCATTTCAAAGCCTCCACGGCCAGTTCACTTACTGATTTCTTCGCGGCCAGCGCCGCCCATATCTGCTCGTCAATCGTGCCCTTCGTTTGAAGGACGTACACCCAGACGTCGTGCTTCTGCCCGGATCGGTGCAGTCGGCCCACCGTCTGCTCAAACAACTCCGGCGACCACGGCGTCGAGAGGAACACCATGTGGTGGCCTCCAAACTGCAAATTCAGCCCGTGCCCCGCTGACTTCGGATGGATCAGCAGCAACGGCACAGTGCCTGCGTTCCACCGGGCCTCCGCGTTCGGCGCATCCATCGTCAGTGCGTGCGGATACCGTCTCTTTAACTCGTCCAATTCTGCCTGATAATTGTACACGATGATCGTGTTGGCGCGCTGGTTTTCCGCCAGCGTGTCCTCCAGCAGTTCAAACTTGTGGCTGGAGAACCACACGGTCTTGGTGTTGACGATCCATTTGCCTGGTTTGGCGCTTGGCGTTTTGATGGTGTCGTAGATGAACCCGGTGGACATCTGCGAGAGCTTGCCGACCACGCTAGCCGCCGTCAGCGCGGTGACGCCGAGCGCCGCCATCTGCTTCTTCATCGTCAGGTACTCGGTCATGTCCATCTCGCAGGCCAGCGGCACCGTGTGCAGCACCCGCTCGCTGCTCTTGCCCTCCAGCAGGAACGTGGCGGGCTTGATGCGCTGCATGACCTGCTCGACGGCACCGGGGCGCGCGGCCCACTCCCCGAAGTCCGGGTTGATGAGGTAGAAGTACTGTTGCAGGAACGCGCCCTTGGCACGGCCTAGCAGGGTCTGATCGACGATCTTGCACTGCCCGAAGACATCCTCCAGGCCGTTGCTGGTGAACGAGCCGGTCAGGCCGATGCGGATCTTGATGTGTTCGATGGCCTTGAACAGCGCCTTGAACCGGGTGCCAGACGGGTTCTTGAGCTTGGTCAACTCGTCGAACACGATGGCGTCGAACGGCAACTTGTGCTTGCACAACCACTCGATGTTCTCGTAGTTGATGACCGTGAGGTGCGCCCCTGCGTTGAGCGCCTTCAGACGGGCTATTGGCGTGCCGGACGCCACCGACACCGTGAGGTCGGGTGCCCATGTGCGCGCCTCCACGGGCCACACCTGAAGGCAGACGCGCTTGGGCGCCAGCACCAAAACCTGTCGCACCACCTGGTTGCGGATCATGTCCGACAGCGCCCGCAGCGTCAGCGCGGTCTTGCCGGAACCCACGGGCGCCAGGATCAGACTGCGGTCGTGTTCGTAGATCCAGTCGGCACCTCGCTCTTGGACCGGCCTTAACTCCACTGGGACGCCATCGCAGCCGCGATGCCTCCGTAGGTTTCGCTTCGGATCTTCCAGCGGTCAGGGCTAGGGGGCAGTCGATTCTGTCCGCTATCGGTCTGGTTGGCCCACCGTTTCTTGCCGTCCACAATCCGTGGAGGGATGGTCTTCGTAGACCGCAGCAGGGGCAGGTTCTTCAGCCACAGGCACGTTTTCTTGCTAGCGTCATGCCCAAACTGCCACGGTTGAATGATCTGATCCGGCTTACGGATCAACCTAGAGATCACGCTTATCGGATTCTCCAGCGCGATGCGCTCGATAGGCGCGTTGAGCAGCATCCGCACAAAGTCGAGCGCGTCAGCGGTCAACTGCGGGTCGCGCAGCCCCCGCGTAGTCCAGTGCATACCGCTCACCGACAGGTAGGTGCAGGGCGGGTGAGCGATCATCAAGTCCCAGTCGTCACTCAGAACGTCCCGTATGTCCCCCTGATAATGCGGCCCTGGCGCGTCGGTCGGGAGCAGATCGCAGGACATGGCGTCATGCCCCGCCGCCGCAAAGGCGTCTCTTACGGTCCCGCTGTATTCACAGGCAACAAGCACTTTAGCCATTGGTCAACGTCCTCTTTACTGTACAAGCAAGCGTAATTCTGTTGCAGCGCCTTCATGTCCGCCGCAAAAGCCACCTGCTGCGCGGACAACCGGCCACCGGGCCGTTTCAGTTCAACGAACCAGGTGCTACCGTCTGGTAGGCACACGATCCGATCCGCGACGCCCCGGTGCGCGGGGGCGGTGAACTTCCACGTTTTGCCGCCCATCCGGGCCACCGCCCACATCAGATGCTGTTCGATCTCACGTTCAAGCATATTATCATCCGAAAGTTGTTGACACAAGGATTCTGTGCCGGTATCGTACTCGCACACACACACAGTAAAGGAGACGACCATGCAGATCATCCTCACCGAAGCCGAGATTGAGCGCATCCTGCTCAACTACCTCAACGGGGTGTACAACGCCTCGTTTGACCACATCCAGTGGGAACTGGGCGTCACGTTCGTGCGCTCCGCGAAGTTCTCTCAGGTGGACCATGCTGCACAGTAAGGTCGTTGGCGGATCAACCGCCAAGCGCGTGATGAAGTGCCCCGCGTCAGTGGCGCTCGCCGCTGCCGCTCCGCCCCTGCCCACCAGCGACTACGCCCGCGAGGGCACGCTGCTGCACGAGATCATGGCGCAGGTGTACGGCGCGAACAAAGCGCCTGAGGCGCTGCTTGGCGTCAAGCTCGACGGCGTGGAGTTCACGCAGGAGTTGCTCGATGAGAAGATCCACCCTGCCGTCGCGCTGTTCGACACCATTCAAGGCGAGATGGACATTCTGGTTGAGCGCCGTGTGGATTTCGGCGACGCTCTGCCTGGTGTCTTTGGGTCTTGCGACATACTCGGTCGCGTCGACAATAGGCTGTTTGTCGTCGATTGGAAGTTCGGCAGCGGCGTGGCCGTGACCGCCGAGGACAACCCGCAGTTGCTGTTTTACGCTGCTGCCGCGATCCGCAGTCTGCCGAAGTTCGTCGCGGGCGTCACCGAAGTGGAACTGGTCATCATCCAGCCGCCGAAGATGACGCGCTGGATCACGACGATTGACCGCGTGCGATTCTTTGAGCGCTC